ACTCTGGTTTGGTGTATAATCTCAGTGTTACCCCAAATCACACCTACATAACTGCTCAGGTAGCGGCAAAGAACTGTGATGATCTAATAACACAAAAGAATACTCTCAGTCACACTATGCGACAACAGATTACCCAAACATTCTGGGCTGAGCTTCATAAGCGTGTAGACCCAGGTGGCCAAGTAATCTTAAGCGGTAGTCGTTTCTACACGGGTGATCTCTATGAAGATATAAAGAAGAACCCAGATTGGAAGATAATAGAAATGGCTGCCCCAGTAGATAAGCCATTGTGGCCAGAGTTTATAAATAGTGAGCAGCTTCGTAAAGAGAGTGAGAGTAACCCACTCTTCTACCGTGCTCAATACTTGCAACAGCCAATTGCTCCACAAGCCTCCCTCAATCCAGACTGGTTATCTTTCTATCTAGAAGAAGTAACCCCGGAGTCCTTAGTCTATTATATTGGTGTAGACCCCTGTGATAAAGAGGGTGGCTCAGATGAATTTGCTGCTGTTGTGATAGGCCAAGACAGTTTAGGTCAAGGATATGTTGTTGATATATTAACTGGTCAATATGGATTAGAAACACAAGTAGCTATAGTTAAAGAGTTATCAGAGTTATATAGACCTGCATTGATAAATGTAGAGGATAGAGGGGGACTCCACGCTCTTATTGCTTCCGCAGTTACCTCTTATGTGCGAGCTTCGGCTAGCAGTATACCCAAGAGCATCCGAATACAACTATTAGCAGAAAGATTTAAGGCTAAAAAAATACTATTACCTGCTAATGTTGAGGAGGGCGGGTACCTTCCAACCTACAAATCAGAATTATTTATAAAACAGTGGTTAGCATTTACTGGTAGTTCTCGTGATGATATATTAGATGCTACAGAAAAGGCGTATGAAGGAATGACTGTTGGTGGGGAAGCCGCCACTGAGTATGAAAATACAGCAGTCAATTATGGAGAATTAAAAAGAATTACAGAAGGAGTATATGGTGGGCAGGACTCAACATTCTCGGTTAGCAGGCTATTCGACAGCAGCACTCGTAGACTTTTCTCAGACAATAAATATAGCTGATAAATATATTGTTGGTGAGTTAGTTGGTGGGGGCAGTTATGTAGTTATTGCTGACCTTAATAATATGGTAAATGGTGATGTATTAGAGATAATGGTAGAAGTACCTATTAATGATTTCTGGAGAGTTTTTTGTTTAACAGAATTAACTAATAAGCAGACAGAACCTGCCTATATGCTACAGTTTAATTATGTAGAAGGAGTGCGTGTTACTTTACGGATGAAGTATGGTAATCCACTGTCTATATATGCGCAGATTAGGAGATTATAATGCCTTGGATAAATCAGCAGAAGCAGATAGTTATATATGAGGCAGAGGATACTAGTAATCATAAAGATGGTGATTCACACCTGTTTCTTGCAATAGGCGGTAGCGGTGTAACACTGCCACTTGATCCTGAGAAGCAACAGCAGGCCCGTGAATTAAGTTTAGATTACTACTATACTAACTTTATCTATCATAGGATGATAGAGATATTAGCGGATTTCGTTGTTAGTGCTAACTTTACATTTACAATACAACCTGAGCAGAAAGCTGGTAAGAGTCAGCAAGTTATGGAAGAGTTCTGGACTGGGCACCCTAATAAGATATCTGAAAGCCTACGTAAATGGATATTAGAATTATTAGACACCGGCGAACTACTCTGGGTATTTGATGTAAACAATATTAGTGGAAAGACCTATGTAACCACTGTAGGTAGTACGGCTATCCTAGAAGTTACTCCACAAAAGTCAGATTATCGTAAGCCGGGTAAAGTTGTAGTAAGCACGGAGAGTGGCACTAATAAAGAGTATGAATTACTTAGATATGATGCAGTTGTAGATAAGATTATTGGTAACTCTTTCTATCTATCATTAAATAATATTGGTGATATGTTGCGTGGTGTTCCCTATTTATGCTCTGCATTAGATTGGGTTGCAGAACTACAAGCCTATCTATTTGCTAAGATGCGTGGTAGTGCTTTCAAAGACAGTGTATGGATTGATGTAAATTTAATGGGTAAGTCAGAGACAGATATTAAGAAGTTCCTTGCGGATCGCAGTAGGCAGCCACCCCCGCCTAATTCTCTCATTGCCCATAATGAACGCGCCACATGGTCAGTGCTCTCTAGTAGTAGCACCAGTGCTGGTAGTAGTGAGGTCAGTGAATTCTTCCTTCAACTAGCGCTCAATTGCGCTGCTTTGACTATGGATATATTTACAGGCAGCCCTGCTCGTAATATCTCTGAATCTACTAACGCAGGAATAAAAGCTATAGAAAACGTACAGCTATACTTAGCCTCTTGCTTTGAAACCATACTAACCTTCGTTATACAGAATAGTGTAGATAAGGGAGCTATTGGTAAGCGTAAGTATGTGGTAAAATGTAATACACAGAAACTTGGTATTAAAGATATACAAAGAGTTGCTGGTGCAGTTGCGCGTCTATTGGATGCTTATGGAAGGGCTCTTCAGTCTGGTATTATTAGTGACGAAGAAGTTAAGCCTATTATAGGTATGTTGAATACTATGATAATGGATGAGAGTTAACATGAGTGTTGTTGCAGTAGCAATGCCTAGACAGGAATTTACAAATATAGCCTCATGTTGGGACAGCAGAGTGCGTGTAATGGAGGGTACTAAGAATCATAGAGTAATTCCACTATATAATAGCGGTACCCTCCTATCCGCAAATAGAAACGGACTAATGGCTAAAGCACTATCATATCCAGATGTAGAGTGGGTACTATGCTTAGACACTGATATGTACTTCCCCCCTAATTTAATAGATAAGATGATAGAGCGTGCAGAACGTAATAATATAAAGGTTCTATCTGGAGTCTACTTCAACCGAGACCTCGAATTCATGCTACCAGTAGCCTCTAACTATATTGGAGAAATACTAGGTATTCCAACCTTTATGCCTATAAGTGATCCAATATGGAATTTTATAAAGAAGCATGGTTTTGATAATATAGATAATCAGTGTGCATACTTTGATGCATCAGATGAAGAGGCACTACTGGAGATTGGTGGGTGTGGTGCAGGCTGCTTATTAATACACAGATCAGTACTTGATAAAATAGGTAAAGATTGGTTCTCATTCAAAAGAGATTGCTCAGAAGATTACTATTTTTGCTTAGCAGCCACTGAGGAAGGCTTCAAGATATACCTAGATATGTCTATCCAGTGCGGACATTTAACTTCCCAAGCAATAACCTTTAGAGATTTTATGGAGATCCACAGAGAAGATGAGGTAATGTTCAGAGCAAGAGTCTTGCATAATCACATGGTTACTGCTGCTCGATACTTTAATACAGACTATGAGGGTCTTAATCAGCGCATATGTGAGAATGCTAAGACATTACATACTACTTGGAAAGAACTTGGTTTAGGAATACTTAATACTGATGCATATATATTAGACCAGCTATCATGGGCTACCAGCCCCACATTTGCTGGAATAATACATGATGCCTATTCGACAATCATTACCCCAAAGGGTGAGGGTAAGGCATTAATCTTTGGTGGTGGTATAGGCACGGAAGCTGTACTGTTAGCAAGCCGTGGCTGGAATGTAACACACTATGATATATCGGATCACTTACTAAGATATGCACAACTATATGCAAGTACTGTACAAGCGCCTGGCACTATCACTTTTACAAACTTTTTATCAGGTAAGTATGATATAATATCTATAATAGATGTTCTAGAGTATGCTCCTAATCCTAAGCAAATATTATCTAAACTCGTAGATAAGAATCTAAAAGAGGGGGGGATACTTATAATTGGTCTATCACAAACAACTAGAAGAGATTTTATACACACAGATCTTACTCATAACTGGGAAGTAACCATAAAAGATCTATCAATTAAACAACTTTCTAAATATGTGTACCAGAAAGTATAAATTTTTACCATTGATGTGCTATAATAATAGTAGGGGAGAAATATATAATGTATGAAGAGATAACTTCTACAATCAAAGAAATACTGGGCATACTCCCTGAGGATGTACAGGAACCTATAACTTCTATAAAGGGGTACTTAGGAACTCTAAAAGAAGTAACTAGCAATGACCTAGTCTCTTTATTTGATGCTATTACATACCTTAACAAAGTATATAAAGAGGATCTAAATATTGCTAAATGCCTCAGTAAACTACAGGAAGCTCTTAGCAGCGTTGGTATACATAATTATACCTTCCTAGAGAAAGTAGAGCAGCCAAAGAGGTTACTATTTGAGGCTGTTTTGCTAGAGGCAGAGGCTCCTGAGGAAGGCACTCCTAAGAAGGGATTACGTTGGAAGGCCCGTCTTATTAAGGCTGGACGTTCTCTCAATTACAGGGTATATCCTGAGGAAGTACTGAAGGCAGCTGTTTCACTATTCGAAGGCGTAAAATGTTATGCAGATCATCCTGACTATTTTGATATGGGAAGATCGGTACGTGACGTTGTTGGGTGGTTTGAGGAAGCTCACTGGTCCGATGTAAGTGGATCAGTAGATGCTATATTAAATGTTATGGAAAGCTCAGCTTTTCACCCGTTCTTGCTAGAAATGTACGAACGCAACCGTCCTGATCTTATTGGTCTATCAATAATTGGCCAAGGTGAGGGGGTTCTTGAGCAGTACGGTGAAGAGCAGCTTTACGTGATAAAGAAGATTGGTAAGATTGAGAGTGTTGATTTAGTTGCAGAGCCTGCGGCTGGAGGCGGCATTGCCGGGCTGTCCGAATCCGCAGCTATCGCTATGTATGAATCTGTTCGTAAGCAAGGAAGTATTTCGGAGGAAATTATAATGGATAATGAGAAGATTGAAGAGCGATTAGTTGAGCCCGGCCCGGAAACTGTTACTACAGTACAGCCTGTAGTTGATGGTGTTGCGGCAGGTTCCCAGCATATTCCCGTTATCACACCTAAGGAAGGCAGTGATATGGGGGCTGTGCAAGAGCAGCTTGAGAAGTTAGCAAAGCGCCTTGATATTGAAGCATGTGCACGAGTTCTATCTGAGCAGCTGGAAAATAGCCAGCTACCTGCTCCGGTAAAGACAAAGATCTATAAGAAGTATGCGGGCACTACCTTTGAGGCAAAGACACTAGAAGACGAGATTACGATAGAGAAGGATGTGTATGCGAGGGTCATTGAGGAAAGTCGTGTTGCGGTTAATACATGGCGTTCTACCAACGACTTTGATCGGCGCCAGAAGGCCCTAGAGGGGCTACTGACCGGCAAGATGGTTGATAATATACGTCCGTATCGTTCTCTACACGAGTCGTACCTGGAGTTCAACGGCGTCAACCCGTTTGATCTTAGTAGGGATGAGATTGCACAGGGCATTATGATGGCCTTACAGGCTAACGCTGATCCGTTAACACGCATACGTGAGAGTGTTACGTGGTCTACAGCGATTGGCAATACACTACATCGTATGTTAGTAAAGGAATATCAGATACCGACACTAGATGAGTGGCGGCTGGTCGTTAGCAATACTCGTAATGTAGCTGACTTTAAGAACCAGTATGTTGAGCGGCTAGGTTTCTATGATGTACTGCCTACAGTTGCTGAAGGTAATCCTTATACTGAGCCTACAAGCCCCAGTGAGGAAGAGGCGAGCTATGTAGCAACCAAGAAAGGTCAGCTTGAGAGTTATACTTTCGAGAAGGCTGTCAATGATGACATTGGTGCACTTGCCCAGATCCCTAAGAAACTAGCAATGGCAGCGAAGTTGACCCTGTACAAGACAATATTCGATGTGTTTGATACCAACCCGACTACTACGTATGATAGTACAGCGTGGTTTGATAGTACCCATAGTAACAAGGGCTCTGGTACGACACTATCAGCGGCTAATGTAGCAGCTGCGATTACCGCTATGCGCACACAGACAGCACTTTCGTCTTCGAGCATGGCCCTGTCGATTCGGCCCAAGTACATGGTTGTTCCGCCTGCCCTAGAAGCAACTGCGAAGCAGATTCGTGATGGTGACTTCTACTATAATGCCTCTAGCGTATATGTACCTAACTCGGTAAAGGGCTCGTTTGAGATCATAGTTATTGATTACTGGACTACACATACTACATGGTGGTTCATGGTTGCGGACCCGAACCTTGTTCCCACTATAGAAGTTGGTTTCCTGAATGGAAAGGATACTCCTGAACTATTCTTCGAGGCTCCTAACAGTGGTAGTGGTTATACTGCTGATAAGGTCTATCTGAAGATTCGGTTTATCTTCGGCTACGCTGTTGCGGACCATCGTGGTGTCTGGGGTTACTTAGGATAAGGATTAATAGGGGGTAGAAATACCCCCTCTCTAAAGGAGATAATAATGGGTAATAGATTTAATGATATTCCTGGTACACGGCCCGCAGTAGTGACACTTGGTGATATTGCAGCTAATGCTGATCTAGCTAGCATGGTATTTGTTGCACCGTTCGATTGTGAAATTGCAGCAAAGATCATGGTTGGTGCTAACTCAGCATCTCATACTGCTAATTATGCTACCATTGCGCTGCTAAATGGTGGGGCAACTGGTACCACTACAACGAGTCTTGGTAGTCTAAGCACACAGGATACTACTGGAGGGCAGTCCCTAACTGCTAACACCCTAACCACACTTACATTAACCTCTAATGAATTGAGTGAGGGTGATATAGTTCGTATGACTGTAACACAGGCGTCTACTGGTGTGGCACTTGATAGTTTATCTGCTTATATAACGTATTGGCCGCCTACCTCCTAAATAATGTGGGGGGAGTAATATCCCCCCATAGGACTACTTTATGGCAATAGTAGATACAGTTGAATACTATATTCCGCAACTGACTTCTGAAGGTATAACAGACGCAATGCTTAGTGCATATGTGTCAACTACCCTTGGCTCATTCTCTTCACTATTCCCTCAAGAGACCGTGGCAGAGATTACCGCAACTGGAACCACTTCTGTATTTACTCTCCCCATAAACTGGGAGAATCGTTTCAGTAGTGTGCTACAGATAGAGTACCCAGCAGACCAAGATCCTCCTGAATTCATTGATGAGGAATATTATACTATTGGTCTGGATGGTGCCACAGGTCTTTATAAACTTAAGTTCTTAAATATGACACCATCATCTAATTTCTACTTGTATTATACTATAAGATGGGAAGAAGCAGATTTAACAGTCTTTGATGCTGACTCTGTAGCTTTCCTAACAGCCGCCCTTATCTGTGATAGGCTAGCAGCAAAGTATGCAAGTGCAGCAGATGAACGATTCTCAGCAGATATTGTTGTGTTTGGCAGTATTAGTAAGAAATATGAGGATGTCAGAGATAATTTCTTGCAGCAGTTCGCATTACGGACTGGGGTAAATCCCCGCAAGTTAGAGCCTGTAGCCGCGCTAGGTTATACAAAGAGCTATCTAACAGCGACTATTAATGGGCTATTTAGGAGTATTACGGACGCATAATGGCAACATACGCTGCTATAGAATCTGCTATAATCACAGTGCTTCAGGGTAACTCTGAAGTTAATACTATATATGCATATATGCCTTTATTGCCAACAGATGCAGACGTAAAAGCATATATTCCTTTTGACTCACAAGATAGATTCAACTTTTGGGTTATACTGAGAGAATCTATTGAACTTAATAGAGAGCACACTACTAATCATGAACAATGGTGGTTGCACTCTTTTACTATACATGGATGGATAAGTACATCTAATAATGGGGCATCCTATGTAACTTTCCAGGATACAGTAAACTCTCTCTTACAATCGTTATCCTCGAATATAACATTAGGATTATCCGATGAAACATATAGTGGCCCACCGTCTGCTATCATATCTGTAGAGAAGTTCTATAATGTTATTTGTGATCATGTAGAGATGCACATACAGGTGCGGACTAGGGTTACGGTGAATTATACATAATGGGAGGCTATAATGTCACTTTCAGCACTATCTAAGTTAGGAATAGGGATCGAAACTAGTTGGGGCGCAGGTGCGGACCCACAAATCAACCTCCCTGTTGAACCATATAATTTGATGTTCTCCTTTGAGAACACAGTTGACCAAAGCCTACGTGGTGAGGTTGCTTTAGACTTTGGTATATATCAAGGAGTATACAGTGCCACAGGTGAAATAAGTGGCCACATATTCCCTGATGAAGTTGGTTATATACTTTCTGGGTTCTTTGGTGGTCCGAGCACTACTGGTACTCAGACGCCCTATGAACATACATTTACCGTGGAAGAAACTCCATATTCGTTAGCACTAACAGATTATGTGCCGGGAATTAATACCTATCAATATGTTGGTATGTATGTAAGTGAGTTTGGTTTCTCCTTCTCTAGTTCAGAAGGACTATTAGACTTTACATCAAGCCTATCTGGAAAAATGTACAGCACAAGCACAGCTACCGTACCAGCGGCTACGGCTGATGATGCATTCTCTGGATGGATGGCAGCAATTATTAAGGGTAGTGATACTCAGTATGCTAATCTAATAGAATTTGAAGCAAATCTAGCACGCGAGCTTACCCTTGTCTACACAGCTACCAACACGCAAGTTGTACATGAAGTTTATGTAGGGCCTATGGAAGCTTCAGGCACCATGACTCTGGACTTCAAGACTGAGGCAGATCTAACAGCTTATTTGAATAATACCAGTGAGCTACTTGAAGTGGACTTCGTAAATAGCACAAAGGAATTCAAGTTCATTGCAAATAAGATGAACTATGGCGATAGTGCACCTGAGATAGACCGCAGCAACGTCAACCTGCAATTAGTATTGAATTGGCGTGCCCTGCATAATAGCACGGACAGCGGCCCATGTCAAATAGTAGTTGCCAACGGAACGAGCTCCTATACATCTAGCTAAGTAATGGGGTGGCAGCACCCCCTTACTTTTAAATAAATTTGGACAAAATATTGTGAACTACTTGACAAGAGAAGAAATACTTGCTAAAATAAGAGATGAGTATGGTATAATTATTACAGATAGAACACTCAAGTATTGGGAATCTATCGGTCTACTACCTCATCCTACTTATATAGGAAGAGATGCCTGCTACTTACCAAGCATGGCCAAAGACATAGTAATGATATATCATATAAAGAATGATATTGTAGCAATAGTTAGGAAACATAGAAAACATTTGACTACAATTATACTTGGAGTTAGTAATGAGCAAGAAGTGGAATAAGTTTTATACGAGTAGACGTAAGAAGGTTGATCTAGCAGAGTTTGGCCTTCCTGAGTTCTGGGTTGAACTATACCCAATAACGGGGTATCCTCGTTCTATTATGAAGGAATTTGAAGCCTCAAGCAAAGAAGAAGAGAAAAAAGAAGAAGAGAATAAAGAAGAGGGCACAGAAGCAATTACTACTAATCTAATGTATAAGTATTGCATAGTTGCCTGGAATTTGACAGACCCTGATATAGAAGAGGAAGTGCAGCTACCACTGCCAAAGGATAATCCAGGAGTTATAGACAGGTTACCTGTAGATATAGTATTCTGGCTTTCCAAGCAGATTCAGGTGGTTAATGATGAAGCGCTCCCCCCGGAGTTGAGAACGAAGACTACCTCTACCTCTTAGGAAAAGGGCGGCGACCAACTGACCGCCTGGTACGGGGATTATTAATGGCAGAGATGCACTATACAGAGAATGAAGTAGAGAGTATGTCATCTATGGCAATGAATGACATATTTTATTACTTAGCAGCTAAGGGAAAGGCGGAGAAGCGAAGTGCCAATAGTAGTAAAAATAGAACTCAGAACGGACACGTCCGCCGCGTT